CCTGGGTATGTTGCTGATGCTGCTACTGTGCCGTTAGCCCACCCCCTGATAGCTCCAGTCACAGGTATTGAGAGGGAGCTTACTGAGGTGCTGGCGGGCAGTGTGGACTGCCACTGAGCCGAATAGGACACGTTATTCACCGATTGGGACAGCCAGAGGGGGTATGCCGCCTGGCGGGCCAAAAGGGCGCGGGATGTGTCCGGCACCAAGGAGGGTGGGTTCCAAGTGACAGGCTGTGAGAAGCCCATCAATGCCGTCCGTTCAAGTGCTGGGAACGACGGGAACCGCTGGGGCCGGTGCTCATGTGGTAAGGCTATCGCTCTAGCCAAATCGGGCACGGCCCTGAGAGGCGATGTTGGGGACAAGTGTGGCAAGTAAGATTGCATGGTTAACTAGAAAGGTAAAAACCTCAAAATTCCCCCGCGGTTAAGCGACGACCCCGGGCCTCTCACCGGGGTCGGACATGTCGGTTACATACATGGCCCTGACGATGGGATCACACACGATCTCACACCCATCCAGCTGGCCAATCTGCAACCCAAGTCCTGCTCGCCCGTACTTATGCCAATGGTTCTGCTCCCAGTCTATTGGTTCGTCCAAAGTCTTGACTCCAAGTTCCTGAAACTGGTAGAACACATCATGGCAATCGATGGGGGCGACCTGCATGTGGTGGCGCAGGAAGTCTCTCATGGGCGGCCAGGTTTTGTAAAGGGGATAGAAATGGTGAGCAACCCCTGATGCCAACCTGGCTGGGTCACGCCCAGCTAGTGGGGTGACAGTCCAGAACAATTTGGAAAACATGCGCCCAACTTTGGGTAGGGGGCAGTAAGTTCCAGACATTGTCCTGTAGAAGGTGAGTGAGATGAAGCTGGCATGGATGAGGTCGGCAAAGATGCCGCGCTTTGGGGATATTCCCAATCCCTTCTCAATGTCATCCAAGGCCTGCCTGAGGGCAACGGGGTCGACGTCATGGTCAAAGTACAACCATGCCAAGTAGTCGTCACCCATCACTAACGCGCGGACCATCTTCGGCCGCAACCTCAGTGGCAACAACAAAATGGCCTGGACAGCGATCTCAATGTTGAGAATGCTGTTCCCAACACTGGTGTCCCAGTGGCCACTCTTCACTGTGCCATCCGTCTCATACTCGATCCGCCCATTCGCACCCTGATGCACACCCCTGCAGTCCACACCTTTAAGGGTGTGCCTGGCCAGTGCCTTATCGCACATGCCATACAGACCGACGACGGCCAATCGGTGTGGCCTCTGGACGTTGGAATCCCAATTCTGTCCGTCCCGCTCGTCGATCCAACTGCATTTATAATCCCGGCGCAGGCGCTCACTCTTGTCGGCGAATTTGCCGATGTCCTGGTGACTCATAGTGGCGGAGTAGCGGATCAAAAACTTGACACCTCCCATCTCCACAACTTTCTGAGT